TTATTTCCCTTTTTGTGCCATAATCACCGCCGCTTGCTTTAGGATATCTAATTGCATTTCGAGTTCTTTATTGCGTTTCCTGAGTTCAATCAGCTTCCGCTGTTCATCTGTCAGATTATCAACAGACTTGAATGAACCTGTTGTTTTGGCTTGTCTAACCCACTTATCGAAGGTGGAAGGGGTTAGCTCATATTCCTTGATGAGACTGCTACGCTTTCTACCAGCATTGTAAAGGTCAACAATTTGTTGCTTAAAATCATCGGTGAAGTGGCGACGTATTTTCCTAGACATATCGGTTCTCCTATTTTCTTTAGTGTAGAACACTTTATAAATTCTGTCTAGTTTAGTGTAACCTATTCAGGCAAACCTTATCTCTCGTCACAACAAATCGATACCATTGCTATAAAAAATACCCAAGTTCCCAAGGGTATTTGTTTGATATCAAAAGATGGGCAAAAAACCTAAAACCATTGATCTATCAATGGAATAAAAGGAGAGGAGGGGATTGCTGGTAGCTATCTCACCGTTTTCATCCTTTGCAAGACACTTAAACGTTGGTATTTTTAAAATATAGAAAGGATAGAAAAAGATGAAAAAATAAAAATAAACGGGTGATTGGCGGGTAACGTTACTCCAATTCCATCAGCACTGCTTCCACTTTTTCGTCTGTCACAACTTCTCCATTTCTCGCTTCCTCATTCGGCAACACATAATCAAAAATCTGTCCATTTTTGCGCACGATCGCTACTGTGTCTCCTGTGATATATCCGTCATCAATAGCTTGCTTAAACTCGTCGTATGTTAGCATAGATTACCTCCTTATCTTATTATTCGTATTTTACAGGAAATAACATAATTAAATTTAAATATTATTTAAAATTAAATAACATCTATTTTTTTACAAACTAAAATATTTATTATTAGCGAATATTAAATAAAAAGAAATTTTAGTACAATATTGGCAACAAATTAATTTTATTAATTTTAAGTTTTTTTAATTTAAAGTGGTATACTTAACCTGTAAATAATTAAAGGAGGACATGGATATGTCTAAACATTGGAGACGTCTAATTATTCACTCTGCTCTGACCACTCTGGCTACGTTATTTTTAGGTATACTACCAATTACTGAAAATACTAGCAGTACCATTTACGCTGAATCGGGCAATATTTCAAATAATTGGAGTATCGAGCAACACCCCAATTATTACCACGTTGAAGGTAAAGCACAGCTGGATGTTAAAAACTTTCCTGAACTTTATCGTACAACCGAAAGAGTCTACAAGAAAAGTGGGCAAAGTACTAAACCTGTTACAGTTTCCAATATCCATTACTCTGTCCTTGACGGCTATGGACGTTCTGGAGAAGCCTATGGTATCATTACCAAAGATATGATTGACATGTCCGCCGGCTATCGCGAAAAGTGGGAGAGTAAACCTGAGCCAAGCGGTTGGTATTCTTACTTCTTTAAAGAAAATAATCAAAGAGCAACGGAAGCCGACTACAAGCACAGTCCTAAAAATGTTAGTAAGATTTCTAACAACATTAAAACTAGTATTCTCTTAAGTAACGGAAATATTCGAAACGGATATCTATTTGATAGAAGTCATTTAATAGCCGATAGCTTAGGAGGAAGACCTTTTAGAAATAATTTGATTACTGGTACCCGCACCCAAAATGTAGGTAATAATGATCGCAAAGGGGGTATGCAGTATATTGAGAATAAAGTTTTAGATCACATTAAAAAAAATCCTAAAGTCCATGTTTACTACAAAGCAACCCCTGTATATCAAGGAAGCGAATTACTACCTAGAGTAGTTTTAGTATCTGCCTTATCATCTGACGGAATGATTGACGAAACAGTTCGTGTGTTTAATAATGTAGCAGGTTTTAATATTGATTACCAAAATGGTGGACTATTATCTTCTACTGCTGATGTAGATATTAATAACATTGAAGAAAATGTAGAAAATGAAACTACTGAGGACGAGATTGAAGAAGGAATTGAAAACGAGATTGACACGGATACACTAAAAAAAGATGACAAAAATACTTCTTTACAAAATACTGTATATGTGGCAAGTAATGGGCAATCTGATGTATACTGGTACAACAAAGAAAATATGCCCCAAAATGTAAATTTAGACAAAGTTGTGGAAATGAGTGAACAAACTGCTTTAGCTAGAGGTAAACATCATTCTGTCCAAGAAGCTGTAGAATAGCAGCCTTAACAGACCAACAATGCTCGGTTGGTCTGTTTTTTTAGGCAAACAAAAAAACCAGCCGTAAGGGCTGGAAAAAATAGCTTTTATATTTTCATGGATGATAACTACGTACTAACACACAACAAATAAAAAAGCAAGAGCCGCTAGTGTCAGGCGGTTCTTGCTAAAAATTTCTATTTTTTTGAATTTGTAAAAGCAGTGCACTTTATTCCATTAATCATTGCCTTAACAGAATCATAATCTTTAAAACCTAAAAGCTTTGCCCTACTGTCATCTTCTTTACAAAGAGTCTTCAAACTAGACTGTATTTTTCTCCATTGATATTTGGAGTTAATAGTATTTACAAGATAGACTACAATAGCAATAATAACGGATAACTTATTAGAAGGTTTAGTCACGTTATGTTTAATTTTTACTGTATCAATATAATTTCTCCATTCAGAACGAAGTTTAGGCTTTGTTGTGATTTGAATATCTAGTACATTTGAATTATGAGCACATACATTTCTTATGAAATTCAAACATTTAAGCCACGAAACAAGTTCTTCTGGTGTACAACTGTAATATTGACAAATCTGTTTAATGTTCTTCTCGCTCATGATTGTTAAGATTGAAACGATGTCACCAAACATCAATAAATCAATAGCAAGCCACACTGTTGGGAATCCATCTGGATCAAGGTTAATTGATTTTTGTAACTCAGTTAGTTGAGATTTTCTTACAGTATTCAATAAATTCTTTTTAATCCTAAATTGTCTTTTTTCAATATCATATTTTGTAAACTTATTCCTATTAGCCCATGAAGAGAAATTTAAATATCCAAATGCTCCGTATCTATCCCCCAAAACAAAAGAAATTTTTGTTTTAATAGACACTTCAATTTTTTCAATAGCGTGCAGTAGATAGATTCTTAAGTTTTTATCCTGATAATATCTTGCCAAAACTTCTGCAAACTCAATATTATCATATAAAATATCTTTCTCCTCACCATCTTGTCGCTTTATTTCAAGTGGTTTTGCAAATTCTTTAATTCTATAATAACTGATGTGTTTGATTTTCTCTACATCATCAGCTTTAACAATTAATCCACGTTTTTCAAATAACCTAATTTGATCTTCCCATGTCAAAGCTAAAGGTTGTTTCATAACTCTCCTAACGATATAAAAAAAGCCCCATATCAGAACGTATCTGCCTTTAAAGGAATGGGGGGTTTGTCTTGTTAAGATAATTATACTTTTTTTAAAATAATGTCAAGACACAAGATCGTGTCTTGAAACTTATAAATTCAAGCGAACACAACATATTGAATGATTGTATATAAAAATACATTTTTTAACACAATATATTGTAAAAATTTTGTTGCATTCACTATTAATAACAAAAACAGCCCCCGCAAAGCGAGGGCGTTTGTCTTATCTTAGAGCTTTACCTGCTAAATTGGTTTTTTAGTTGCAGTGTATGTAACACCGTTAATAGTAATCTCCAGGCTATCAATAGCCACATCAATCTTGTCAGACTGCCCGACACTGATGTCGGTCTGTTTGTCATACTTGTTAAGTGGTCCATTTTCCTGCTCAATCGCTTTTAGACGGCTTGCCATACCTACAATATAGCTATCGAATCCGCTAGCAGCGTAATCATATTTGGCACCACCGATAATAAACATGCCTTTCACAGCCTCACTGAAAGTCTTAGCGCCGCTAACCTTGTAGCTGCCTCCAGCTCGTAACAGATAAAACCAGTCTGTCAAAAAGTCATCAACACTGTCGTAGTGCATATAATGACCACCCTCATTTAACGGACGGGATGTACCTTGAGTAACAGTAATACCGCTTGGGCGATTACCTTGGCCAGTCCATGTCATGCCTCCCCAATTATTATCAGCGCGTCCCACAGCTGACTGCCCCCAAAGCCCCTCAAAATGCAACACAGTAATAGCATAGCTTGGCAAGATGTCATGCTCTTTACATTTGGCTAGGATTTTATCCAAAATAGCCCTTTTAAGCACCACACCATTAAACAATAAGTCTCCGTCTTGTTTGACTGCTGGGCTTTGCTCAGCTACTACCTCTTGAGCCAACTCATCAATACTTTTATTTGTAATTTGTTGAGATTGCTCTCCATTGTAGCGATAAGCATAAGAGTACATCCAACCGCTAGCAGCAGCCGTCTGATTGTAGTTATCAATCGTGATGTTATTGCTTGCGTAATTGCAATGTATAATGTTATCAGCATCAACAAACATACCTGTGTGACCACCAGCTCCCGCCGATTGTCCACGTTGACCCCAAATAAAAATATCGCCACGTTGACTATCCCAGCCATCATTTTCGGCTATCAGTGTGTAGCCATTTTTAACTAGCCAGTCGTGCATGTACTCAGTGTTTAATAGCCAACCAGGATTACTAGCTCCTGCGTAGATTAAAGCGCTACAAACAGAGCTAGAACAATCGTAGCTATTTGGACCGTTGCGATAGGTCATGGAATAGCTGACACGACCTTCTTTCGACCCCATCCACGCAATGGCTTTTTCAGTATCTACTGTCATATCACTGACCTTTCCAATTGTCATTCATGCGTTTGACAGCTGCTTCGATAAAGACTTCCATTTGTTTATCAGACAAATAGACATTATGCTTTGATAATTCGTCACGAACCGCAACTTTAGCTTCTGTTAGTTTTTCGATACCTTTGATGTCTTTGTCATAAGCGATTTGTTCGACGGCTTCAACAGCATTACGAGCGACAATTTCAGCGATTTTAACCGCTTTTTCGCCACCTTTTTTTAGTAGATAATCTTTAACAAGCTTAACCACAATACCTGCCAAAATAGTTAAAATTGATAGTGATGATCCTGTAATAATATTAGTAATTTCTTGCATTTTATTTCTCCTTTATTTCTTTGGTCTCTAGAACAGTTAGTCGAATGTCGTGGGCATCAAGTCTCCCTTCGTGCACCTCGATGTCTTTGCGCATCTCAGCACGCTCTTTTGTAGCAGTGTTGAGATTATAATTTAGGTCTTTGATGGCATCAGTCAGAGGATTTACCGTGTCTGTCAATAATTTGTTGTTTTCTGTTTGTAATCGTTCAGCCAAGCGACTGTCTGGTTCGATGACAAGCTTTTTGTAAATCCAAATCATAGCACCACCAATGAGGGCAAGGGCGCTTACTGCCCCTGCTAACTCTTTGATTTGAATTAAGATTTCGTGCATCTAACCACCTCTAATCCTGCTTAACTAAGTCCGCATATTTAATGACCGTTACTTTATCCTCAGATTCCAAATCCTTTAGCGTCTGCTTGTCGTAAGTAAATGGCTCGTTGACGTGCACAAAGACAAGGTTACCTTCTCCTGCTTGCTCTTCGTGCGACTCGTCGACAATAGTAAAGACATCATAAGCTTGATACTCGCCTTTTTTGGCTGGCTCGATTAGCTCTAACATGCCTTTGTAGATGTCAGGCTCTACTTTATCGCTGGATGTCAAAACGTGGATAGTCTGCAAATTAATCATCTTTTGTGTGCGTTCCACAGACACTTTGGCTAGTTCTGCAGCTGCCTGAGCTGTTTTTGCAGTCTTAGCAGTTTCCTGTGAGATTTTTTCCAAATCGTCCACCTTTTGCACGGCTTCGCCCATAGCGATTTCGACATACTCTGATTTTTTAAACTCTTCGAGTACTGCTGTGATGATATCTTTGTCGTTTGTTCCTGTTAAATCTTTTTTGACAAGCTGCGGAATGACAGCTCCGTCTTCTGCTGCGATAATAACGTGTGTACTTGCGACTGCTCCTGTGCTGTCAAATTGAGGATATTTTCCTGTTACTTTCCAATTACGTGCCATAATTATTTACCTTCTTTCTTTGGTGCTGTTGCTTCATCTAATTGAGAGTTCAATTCTTCCAATTCAACTTCATGCTGTGCTTTTAATTGAGCATTTTCCAGCGTTAAATTAGCAACTTTAATTGTTAAATCATTAATAATTTTTCCTAGTAATTTTTCTTGCATATTATCTCCTATAATCCGTTGATATGAGCGTTATACTCTCTGATAATGGCGCTTGTTGTGTCAGAGTTAAATGTCCAGGCAGTGTTATTAGCGTGTAGCCAACACCGTCCAAGTGCTAAGATAGCTTGATACATTTTATTAAGGCTGACAACTTTAGGCATCTCTGTGGGAGTCATTTCGAATCCTCTTTTGATGTCAAAAGAGTCCGAAAAAAGCATGGTATCCCCATAAAATTCTGCTTGGTCCACATAAGCTGTGTGCTCATATCCGCTAGCGCCACGGAAAAATCTAGCGCCACAGAAACGTCCAGATGATGCACTGTTAACCCCGTCACCAGATGAGGTGATACCAATCGACGCATAAAGTGCCGAGCCAGTATACCCTTTTGGTGTGGCATTGCTAAAGTGGACAAAGGCAGTGTGTGTGCCGTCTTTGCGGACCAAGGCATTATTTCTGCTATTAAAATTGATAGCTGCATTGCTGTTAAAGTCAATGTTAGAGTTTTGTAAGTCAATGCTCATAGCTCCATTGCGAGCCTTAATGACTTTACCTTCGAGCAAACTTGTAATCGTATGCTCAATTTTAGCTCTGATAAAGTTAGCGTCTAAGCCAACAATGCTGCTAGCGTTAAGATTGATCACTCTAATCTTAGCGGCGTCAATCGTACCACCAATGATTTGATCAGCTTTGAGCTTAATAAACTCACCGAGCTTAGCCCCAAATGCCCCATTGACGGTCGTATTACCGTCCAGAGCAATACGCTCGCCAGAGATCCGCACGCCATAGCCATTAAGATTTATCGCTGAGATAATCTCTTTAGCGCTCATCTTAGCATCAATACCACCGGCTTTTTGGATAGCTAGCTTAATGCTGTCTCCAGCGCCACTAATAATGCTCATGACACCATCTCTAGTAACCCGCTGCTCAATTTGTCCTGCTAGTTGAGTAAGGCGTGATTGGATTTTACCTGTTGGTGAGCCGACATCGCTTTGCAGCCCGTTAACTGTCTGCAAAAGACTGCTGTAATTACCCTCAGCACTTGCTAATCGACGTTGATAGCTATTTAAGTCCTGTTGCACCCGACTGACAGCGCCTGTCCTGTCTCTAATCTCCTGCGAGATTTGTTTTGCAGTTGACTGCTGCACAGACCTTAACCCGCTGATTTGCGACTCTAACTCAGTGCGCATGCCTTGGTTGCTACGGGTAAACTCAGCACGCAAGCCCTCAAGCTTGTTTTCGTACGCTTCGGTCGTGCCGCTAGATGTCGTGGTAATCTTAGCAGATAACTTGCGTAACTCATCATCGTATTTTTGTGACAAGCCTTGAGCGGACAGCTTAATCTCAGCTTGCAGGCCGATTTTATCACTAGCCATGGTGGCTTTTAGCCCCTCAATGCCTGCCTGATAGCTTGATGATAGTTGTCTATCAGCGTCTTGATACTCACGCTTAACACCTTTGATGGTCTCATTGATTAGTGCCAGCTTTTGGCCAGTATCATCGCTAATCCGTTTGGCAATACCAGCTGCTGTCTCGACAATCTCTGTCGAGATGTGATCACGATGATACTCACGTAACATACCATTTGTCGTCAGCTTGATTTTTGACCATAAATTTGAGTTTTCGGTATCTGTTAGCTCTAAATTAATAGACTGTAAGCCACTAAGCATCTCCTCAAGGCTTTTAAAGACGCCTGTCGACTGCCCGCTGCCCTCCACAACGACAGGGGCCACATAGTCCGTCGCTTGGTCTCCTCGCTCAATCATCAGCTGGTTAAAATGCGCTGTGCCTAAGCAGTTGCTTTTTAGCCTGACTTTTTGATTGTCGTCTTGCGCTGTAAAAGTGTAATGCATGCGGCCATCTTGCCCAATAATGAGATTTGTCTCGTCTATTACAATTGTTGGATCTCTGCTCAATGTTACCTCCTAAAACTCTAGAGTTAGCTTATTTTTTTGCGCTATATTTTTGATCTCTTTGATGTTTGAGATCTGCTTGATTGTCACAAGGCAATAATAAAACCGCATGGATTTCCATACGGTTAACATTATTAAATAAATAACAGTCTAAAAGTTTCACGTCCTTTTGGAGTTATTAAGGTTTGAGTTCCAGACCAGTTGGTCTTTTCGTTAACACTTTCCTTGACTTCAAATAACCCGTTATTTTTATCTGCAAATGGCATCAATTTGCCTTTCCTGTCACGATAGATATATTTCTTATCCAGTAAAAACTGGATAAACTGTCGCTCCTTGACCTTGAACTGCTTAGCAGTTTCGCGGAAGCTGGTTAATAAATTACGGTCAACCAATTCATCAAAATAATCTGCCTTTGGTTGCATGATTGCTTTTTCAACTGTCAAACGAGACGTCTCAGCCTCTAACCCTTTGATAATGACCTCCTTCTCTTTCAACTGCTGACCTGCCATCAGCAGCAAATCACCTAACGCTTGCTTATCATGTGTGATGTCATAAGCGACTTTGTCCGTCATATAGACCCCACGCTTGCGGATTGATGGTAGGACTTCCGAGGTTACCCAGTCTGCAAACTTTTCAGCTTCTGGCTTGCGAGATTGGAAGACTAGCTTGTAGAAGTTGCTTTCGTTGATGAAGTTGGCTTGTTGAGTTCCGCCGTTTGTAAGGAGGTCGGTAGTAACGACCCCCTTTGGATTAAGTCGTTTAACAACATCTTTACTATTTTTGATTTCTAAAATCTTACAGCAGTCTTTCAAATTGAAGAATGATTCTCCGTTAATGTCAGCTGTACGCACTTCCCCAAATTGTTCATTTTTAAAAATTTGTAATTCCATTAGTTTTCTCCTTGTATAGTTTTTTCGATAATTTCACGATGTTCTGCAATCAAGCTATCCATACGGTACATGATTAAGTTTAATAGTGCAAAATTTGAGCCATGTAGAGCTATAAAATTGTGATATGACCAGTAGTCATCAAAGTCAGGTTTATTTTTCAACCATTCATAAATTAAATCAAGGCTTTCTCTAACTTCTTCTGTATAAGCCAATAAATCTTCATAATTGTCAATAATTCGTCTTTGAGACATAATAAAAACTCCTTTGGTGTATGACAAAGAAGCTCTTTTCTGATATAATGATTTCAGAAAGAGATTCTTTCGTGCGATAGCGTAAATCCAAACTTTGGTCGGTGGGGATTTACGCTATTTTGTTTTCTCAGACTTTACAAGTTCAATCCCTCGCATGACCACTTCTGTTTTGGTCATATTTTTTTGTTCAGCAATATTTTCAAGGTTGCTAAATTCTTCTTCCGTCAATCTCATTCTGAATTGACGAGTTTTAGGATTTTCACTTTTAGGTCGTCCTGTTCGTGGGCTCATTTCATCACCTACTTTCTGTTGCCACATTTACATTATATAACGTTGCCACAAAAAGTCAAGAGGTTTTTTAAATTTTTTTCACCATAATAAAAAATTAGTAATTACAATTGTTGGATCTCTGCTCAATTGTTACCTCCTAATTCGTCCAAATAACTTCGTGATTATAAATAATCTGCTTGATGTGTTGACTATTGTAGATAACATCAGTCACTCCTCTAAAATCAGCAACATTATCTTTTTCCTGCTCTGGTATGAAGTAACTCATTTTTTTTATGACGTTTTTTTTATTCGCATTAAACGTCCAAATAGCACCATCCATATCCTTGAAAAAAATACTGACAACATTGCCATTTTGGTAGTCGCTAATATCAGTGTTTTTGACATAAGGCTCAAAAGCTATCATTTCCGACACCGAAACTTTACTGTCATCCGTCGAGCCGTCACTATTAATGTGCCAGACCGTCCATCTGCTCTGTAACCGACCCTCTTCCTTTTTGCCGTTTTTGGAAACTTTTAAGACCGATGAGGTGCCCGAAGATGATGAGCTTGTCCCTGTCAATAAGCCATAATCATCCCAAGCCTGAGATTTTCGTGATTTAAAATACCAGATATTATCACCGTCGGTATAATAAAAATCTAGTAAGTCATCGCTGTAATAAGCATCAACGCTATAGTGCTTTATATAAAGCTCCCCTTCTTGCATTTTCGCAAGAGTTGTATTTGAGCCAAAAGATAGGGTTTTTGTAACCTCTTTGACGCCAAGCGACGTATAAGATGACGTATATAAAGATTTTTGTACCATTTAATCACTCCTTGACTAAATAAAGCACGTTACTGTCAGTCGCTTGACTAGCATCTGTAATGACTTTGGCTACCGCAATACCTGATACGCCATCTTTTGACAGATAAAGATTATCTGCTGTACTTTTATCTAACTTGGATTGGATAGTGGCTTGCAGCGACCTGACGTTTTCCTCGAGCTGTGGTGGCAACACTGCATCTTTTCCTGGCGGTCCCGCTGGTCCTGTTGCTCCTCTTGGCCCATCCTTTCCAGGCGAACCGTCTTTTCCTGGCAGACCTCTTTCACCTTTTGGACCCGTCTCGCCATCTTTCCCGTGAGGTAAACTGATTGATTGTCCGTCGGAAAAAGTGACTTTGGTAGACTTAGCAGTACTGCCAAACCAACTTCCTAAATACGACCCACTTGTCTCTTCGGTTATCGAGCTGATTGTGATGGTTTTTCCAGGAGCTCCATCATTACCCTTTGGACCTACATCTCCCTTAGGCCCCTTATCCCCTTTAAGTTGCTCACGTTGCTCTGGCGTTAACTGCTCAAACGTCATCTTGCCATCAGCGCCTTTAGGACCAGGCGGACCTTGCTCCCCTTTGTCACCTCTAGGACCTCTAAAATCGCCCTCGACAACAGCCTGTGAGCCATCATCTAATCTAAGAGTTAATTGTCCGCTATCAACTGTCCCACCAACAACCTTAGCGCCAGTGTCTCCTTTAGGACCCTGCTTTCCTGTGGGGCCGGGCGGACCTTGCGGACCTGTATCGCCAGTCTTGCCAATCGGACCCGTTTGGCCAATTGGGCCTCTTTCTCCTGTAGGACCTTGAGGTCCCATAGGACCACGCAAGTCGTTTAGCTCACTAAATCGGCTTTTACCATCGCCAACTTTTGGGTAACCCGTAGTCATGTCAATTCCAATTTCTCGCTCCATTAAAATATCGGAACTTGATTCCCACTCTTGTGTGGACATGCCTCTATGCTGTATCCTTGCTGATGCAACTTCTTTTGACATTAAATACCTCCATTTCCGTCAAAAATAATATCTGGGTTTTCCGCCCAATCTAAAACTAAATCAGCATTATTACCGTCAACCACATCTTTATAAGCCATCTCCAGAGCTAATTCCTGCGTGTCTGACGCATTTAAATCTACTTGCTTAGATTTATACCAGTCGCCTGTTAAAACAGCCGTGTAGCTTAAAGGATAGACGCTGATGACCTCTTTGTCTTTGGTCAGGTTAAAGGTCTGTGCTTCCATCTTAGCCTTGGTAGGTGTCAGCACCAGTTTGAGACCTTTGTTATTAGCCTGTGTCAGCGTGATAGCCACTTTTTTGAGTAGCTCACACGTTTGACTAAAGCTAATCGTATAGGTCTCGCCACGCTTAAAGCCACCGTCATTGGCTTCGACCTCGATAAAATCCTCATCATAGTTTTTTACACGGTTAGGGTCGCCAACCAGCAAATTTTTGTTGTAACGAGTCTTGCCGTTGTTCCCTAAAATTTCAGCAGTTAAACGAGATTCTTCGCTCGTCTCACTGACCTTGTTTTTGAGGCCATCAAACGACTGTTTAATCGATGGGATGTCATCAACCTTGATAGCATCTGTGATTTTTTTGATGGCTTCTTCTGGTAAAGCTAGGTTTTTGAGGGTGTCACGAAATTCATCGAGTTCTTTTTGGTTGCGTTCGTCTAATTCCTTTGTTTCGGCTTCTAAACGCTCTCTAAAGTTGCGACCTTCTTCTTCGACAAGTTTTTTAAAATTGTCAAATTCAAGGTTGGCTACTCTCCAACGTTCCTCATTTTCTTTCTTCCCTGTTGCAATTTTTTCCTCAATGCCTTGGAAAAATTCTTGCAAGTTCATGCCAAGGCCAGCGATATTTTCCACGATGTCATTGATCATGGTTTGGACAGCTTCCTTGCGTGACCTTGCTTCACGATTTTGGACAACGCTGTAATCACCAAGTGTGACGACTGACCTGTTAAAATTAAGCTTGTCAATATCAATCTCATCAACCCGAGTTTCAAAAGCTATCTTTACCTCATCATAGATAATGGCTACTGAGTCGCCTTTCCATGTCTCAGGGCCAATGTCTAAGATTCCTGCCTTGTAAATTCTGATAGGGATTGACAAGCGTTGCAACTCGTCCCATGTGGCTTTTAAGAGTTCTGTCTTATCCTCGATTTCCTCGTTGATAAAGACCCCCCAACGGTGTTTTAGCTCACCATTTTGAGACAAGCCGTATTCTTCTCTGGCACTATCTAGCGCCACAAAGTTTTGGCCAGCTGGCTTGTCTATCGGATCACCTTTTTCGACTGACCAGACAATGTCAGTAAATTCAATTCTTCGACCATAGCCTTGACGCTTCTCTGCCTCTGGCAAGTGTCCTTCGACCTCTTTAGTCTCTGGCTCCTCGTGTTGGATTTCCTCGCCTTTTCCTCGTCCGATCAAGCAAGTCACAATGTCATCTGTTGATTCCTCATAGACGACTTTTAACAGATTGTTACCATGCTCAAATTGCTTTCCTGTCGGTTTACCAAAGCGCTTTTTGAGGTCGATATAACGACTTGTGATTTTATTATTAACAAAGGTGTACCTGACATTAAACTCACAGTTAAAAGCTTCCACAACCTTAATCAGAGCCGCCCGTGGACTGATGTAGTAATAACTAAGTGTTCTAACTTCGGTTATTCCCTCAACTTTGCCAACTTGATAACCCGTACCCTCTAACGCACCATCAATACAAGCATCTGCGGACGATTGCCTAAATCGCTTGTCTTTGATGATGGCTATAGTGTCAAGGTCGCTCTCAGCTTTGTCTAAGCCTTTGTAAAACTTGCTATCTTCTAGGTTGTAATCAATGACTTTAAAGAGTTTAAAAACATCCTCTTTTTGATTAGGGTCGTAGTTAAAAAAACCAAAGTAAACAAAAGGCTCAATGTCATAATCAACAGGTACCTCAAAACTAGCTTGATCCCAATCATTATTTTTGACCTTAAAATGCCATGAGAGTAAGTCATCAGTACCAACAGTAGCAACTAATTGCTCCAGCTTGTCAAAGAGGTAAATCATAGATAGACCTCCCTAAAATCAGCTGTAATTGTGGCATTGTCACACTGTAAAGTGTTTTTTCCAGGTAGTAGCTCAAAATAACGGCTATTAACCATATCCAAATCACTCAAGATGTTGCGACCGTTCTGGGTAATCTTACCCGTGGCCATATCAATCTTAATCTCATCGGTCGTATAAGTACCAGTTAGTCTAATATACTTTTGGCTTTCGACATGCAGCAGTCTAATTTCTTTTGTCGGTGATGAGAGATTGAGAGTAATGATAGGTTTTGTTTCAAATAACCCATCATTTTGGATAGATGTTCCTTTTTTAGTTTTTACGTCAGACATTTTAAACGGATTGTAGCAGATGAATGTTAGTCCTATAATCTGCTCGTTAGAAACTTCTTCTGGGACATCTTTAGATTTAAAGATGCCTAGATAATTTCTGTCAGGTTCGTCTGAAAATGATAAAAAAACTTGATTGTGACTAACAATTAATCTGTTTAATTTTTCATATTGCAAACGCATTGACTGGTTGTCTTTTCCACTGATTTTAGCTTTTATTTCTAGTTTTCTGACTTCAACTGTGGCATTGTGGAAATACTCTCCGTTTCGCCCTAACACACTTGTGGTTTGATGTTCTAAGTCCACTACATCACGACCAGAAACAGTCAATGTCCTAAAGGTACCTAAATCATTATTGAGTTCTTCTTCTAATACCTTTTCACCAATTGTTGTCTTTAAATTAAAAGTAACTTTCGGAGTACCTCTGATAGTATCGTTAAATTCGTACATTTTACTCCTTTCAAAAAACTAAAGAGAAACAACTACCAGCTGCTTCTCTTTAGTCTGATTTTTTCAATTTTTGCTTGTTGATTAGTGATGTCGCTTACAAATGCTTCGTATTCGTTTCCGCCTAAACTAAAGTTTATATACGCTGGTTGAGCTGTATGTACAAACTCTTGTTGCTGCGATAACGATTGCGAACTCTCTGATTTGACAACACCTTGGAATTTAGCTCCAATGCTAGCCAGTCTATCTGCGATATTAAAATCAAAACTATTGACGCTATCAAATAACCCGCCAACAGAGTCGTCAACGACATCAGCGTTTTTGTCGATACCCATAGCTACCCCTTGCGGGATATATTGACCGACTCGTTTTGCAAACAGTCTAGACGGCGAGCGTATTTCAGCTTTAGCCCTTGCAGCTCTTTCAGCTTGTGCGACCAAGGCGTTGGCGGCCGCTGTTACTTCCCCTAGCGCTGAGTACATTCCTTGGGCAAGTCCTTGACCGATGTAAGCTCCAGCTTGACGCATAGGACCAGCGCCTGCATTTGCTCTTGATACCGCGGCATTAACCATGCTAGAAATAGCATTAATAACAGCCCCTTGTTGAGAAGATAACCCATGAGCAAGATTTTGTCCTGAACGCTGTCCCGATTGTCTCATTTGTTGCTCTAGTTGAGACCCAAATGTCCTAGCCTGAGATAGCATTCGAGATAAGATTGATTGCATTCGAGAGGCCGCTTGATTAAATGATGTTATGATGCTGCTTACTATTGCAGCCATAGCAGATTGAATAATAGATTGCATCCTAGCAAATACTGACGAAACAACTGTTGTACTAGAAGCAAAAGCTTGTATTTGACCAGCAGTTGCTGTAGCAGAAGCTCCTATTTGGCTAAAGCCTGCTGATACAACAGAAAGTACAGCTGATAAACCAGCTATCGAAGCAACTAGTGCTCCTGTTGTTGCTGATAAGCTCATCAAATTAGCATTGAATGCTGCTATTGTAGGGCCAGCAGATGCTAAACCTGTACTAAATGTTGATGATTGAGCAACAAACGCAGCAAAGCCAGCGCCAGCTTGGGCTAGAGCTGGTGTTATTGTCATTAGTTGAGCTTTAAACATAGCGATTGGAGCATTAATTGCAGTCAATCCAGTCACCGCTGCCACCGCCTGAGTAGCAAATGTGGTAAAACCACTAGCTGCCATCGTTAGGGCTGTCGGTAGAGTTGCAACTGCTGTCTGAATAGTTGCCATGGTGGTGGCAAAGACTGTTAATCCAGCAACTGCTATAGTAGCACTTGTTGCTAGACGTGTCATACCATTGGCTACCTTGCTCATAGCAGAACCTAATGTTGTCATTTCGCCAGCTGAGCTAGCCATCTTACCTAGACCGCTTGCCACAGCTGCTAATGTAGCAACCAAATCTCCAAGGGATAAATCAACAAGCATCTTAATACCTTTAGCCATCTCTTTGACGCCACGACCTGCATTAAGTGCCGCAGTCCCCATAGAATCAAGGATATTTGCAACGCCATCTAGAACGTTTCGTACTGCACTACCAAATGATTCAATTACTGCCCCAACACCTTCTAGAGCTGATTTTACACCATTTCCAAATCCTTCAAAAGCAGTTCCTAGACCCGTCAACACATCTTTGATGGCCGAACCGACAGATGAAATAACAGTAGCTATGCCATTGAATACTGCGGTAATCACACCAGTTAGCGATTGGATAACACCGCTAATAGAATTAATAACCCCAGAAATACCACCAAGAAGTCCTGTGAAAGCTCCAATAACAGTAGCGATCCCCGTTGTAACAGCGGTAATGATTTGAGATAGTCCCCCAGCTACTGCCGTGACAATTTGAGAAATAGCGCCTGCCACAATTGGTAATATAGCGCCAATTGCACCTGCAATAATTGGGATTAGAGTGGCCAGACTATCAGTGACCTGTTGTAAGATTTGCACAACAACATCACCAACAGTTCTTAAAATTTGACTAATGCCATCAGCCTGAGTTCCTGCCAAGGCAAAAGCCGCTCCTACCATTAAAATAGCCGCTCCTAAAGCTAGCCATGTGGTGGGCGGCACCATAGCAATAGCAGACCCAAGTCCTTTAAATGCGATTGCTAGCCCAGTGGCTATACCTTGCGCAACTGCTGATATTGCGGTTCCTAGAGAACTAATGATAGGAGGTACCCCAGACAAGGCGGTTTTAATACCTGTACCGATACCTTTCGCAGCTGTCGCTATGGCAGTACCAGCAGATTTAACGATGTTACCCAATCCGCTGAAGATTTGGCCAATAATACCACCACTTCTTCTAGCACCATTAGAGGCTTTATCTGTTCCTTCTTTGGCTTTGTTTCCGAACCAACTGAATTTTGAACCAATGCCTTTCAATCTTTCTCCAACTGGTCCCAGTTTACCTAGTAAACCATCAAAAACTCCTTTGCCAGTGAATTTTTTAAACAATTTGAACCCTGCAACAACTGAAAGAATGGTCGCTCCCCAACTTTCGAGAGTTTTAGGGTTTGCTTTTGAAATAGAGTCGAATAAAGACTTAAATACCTCAGAAATGCCAGAAAAAGCAGCTTTAACTCCATCAGCTAAAGCATTAAACCACTTACTTCCTGCTATTGTCTCAATAACTTTTCCAAGCGCCCCCAGAGCACTAATCATGGCCGGTATAACAGAACCTGCAATATTGATGATCACATCAACAACCTTAGCGGCTCCCTCAATTAAAGCACCCCAATTGACGTTTTTAACCATTTGAGACCATGCTTTAGATATTTTTGTAACAGCGTCGCCGAAACTTTTACCTAGATTTTGGAAGATTTTCACTTTATTTAAAGAATTCAAAGTGTTTTTGATGGTGTTGAACGTATCATTAAAAGCTGTCTTTAAAGCCAATATAGCCTCTGTCTTAGCAAATCCTTTCATAAATTGGCGTACTGCTATAGAAACGTTTGATACGATTGCAGTTAACGCTTGAAAACCATTCCGAGCAACTAGCAGCCACCCTGTTATCCCAGAGTTCCCTTTTAAAGTGTCAAAGGTTGTTGCTAGAGCTTTTTGCACTTGAATAACAGCTGTCCGAAATCCTCCGAGACTACTTTTATTAAAGACGGCATCAACCATACCTTTGGCACGAGATAGCACACTGTCAATTTTTTTAGGTAACGAATCCAAGTTCACACTATCAATGGCGTTTGACAAGCTTGTAATAGCTTTTATTCCCAATTGGTTGAACTTTTCAAATGTAGGCGCTAGTTTGTTAGCAACACCTTCCCTTAAACCATCAACTGCTTGATCAACTGTTTTGAATTGTGTAGCCATTTTTTGAAATGCTGTTGAGTTGCCAGCTGCTTCAACCGCATTAAAGAAATCTTTTGTCGAAATCTCCCCGTCTTGAACCGCTTTTACAAGTTCCTCGGTAGATTTACCCATTTGTTTAGCTACCGCAGCGATACCTGCTGGCGTTTGTTCAAGCATCAGCTTAAAGTCTTGCCATTGCACTGTTGGTTTAGCCGCCATCTGTGTAGCTTGTTGGCTAAGTGTCTTCATAGCTTGGGCAGGATTTTCGGCAGCACCAGCTAAACCACCAAAAGCTTGAACAAGCTTACCTGTATTTTTAACGCCAACGGCAGCCATTTGCGCATAGGTGCTAGCCATATCAGAAGCTGAATAAATAGTTTTTGTAGCATAATCTTGCATAGCTGACTTAGCTTCAAGAATTTGCTTTCTTCCAAAACCTAAATTTGATAAGTTGCCTTCAAACGTTTTCCACGCTTTAGCCGAGCTGTTCATTTCGCCTAGCATTGATCCAAGACCTGATGATACTGTCCTTGTCATTGCCGAGATAGCTTGTCCGGCTAAGTTGGCACCAAGCATAGACTTAAACATTGACGTAGCGCCACCACCGACAGTTTTAAACATACCCGATGCACGTTTTAAGCCATCTATGGACCTTGAGGCTGCTTTTAATGTTGAACCAAAACCTTTGTCGACCGCAGTCAGTACAGCCTCAACAGAATAAGATTCTCCCATTTAACCTCCTTTCCTTAAAGGTTAGCTTTGAGAAGTAAATCCATACCTTTCTTGTCGTAACCTTCATCAATTTCTTGAGTGATTTTTTTGATTTCTTCCTCATAATCAAAAAAGTCCTTGAATTTTTTATAAACAGGGACTTCTTTTTTATTTTTCTTGCCACCAACAAGTTTTGTTGCCGTAACTTGATGATTTATCCAAGCTTGTTTGTGAGCTTTATGTGATTCATCAACAGCTGCCAGTGCTTTGCCTGTCATTAACAAATCATATTCATACAAAGTTAATCGCCCAATTTCATTGATGTCAGTCATACCAAGGTATCTAATGCAATTAAGCACAATCATCTCAAAACTTTCTTGAGAAGAATAATGTTCATTAGGTCCTTTTAGGCTTCGGTTGCCACCTCTGCTAAATCCTTGTCCAGTCGAGCGATAAATAACTTTGAAGCGTTTGACCGACGCAACTCGTCTAAAACATCATTGAAGAGTTTTTCAATATCATCGACTTCATCAATGTAGTCGTAAATATCGTTCAAGCTTGGACGAGGTGATTCTGTAATGGTTCCGACATGAATGATTTCGGCAAGTGTCACAACATTACGTTCAAACAAAAATGGAACCGTTGATTGTAAGCCAGTACCGAATTTCATCCCCTCACGTTCTGTAACATGGTTTTTGTCCATCTCGGCAACAAATCGTGTGCCAAATTTTACGTTATGAGTTTTACCTTTAATTTCCAATTGCATTATTCTTTTCTCCTTTAAAAACTTAAAAATAAAAGACCAGTAATTAACTGGCCTTGTTGATTAACCTGCTGTTGTATCTTTAAATTTGTACTGTACAGCTGCTTTTTGTTCTTCGGTCAATGTTGCGAACCCTTTTTGACCAACACCATTGATGGCAAATTCCATTTCAATTTCAATGTTTTCTTCTGCGTTTTTCTTAGCGCTGAAGCTTGAGATGTACCCTTGGTAATAAGTCGCTGGATATTTACCGCTGCTATCGTGCTCTTCACTCGCTTTTTCGGAATCAATATCCCAAATTTCTACAAGCTCTCCTTTTTCCATTGCCTCTTCTAGTTTTGCCGCTAACTTATCACCTTTGGCTAAAATAGAAGTTGCTTTAAAGTCGTACTCTAAAGCTCCTACGGACTGGATAATACCATCTTTAGTTTTTTGTCCATCTACGTCACGACTTTTACCAACTTCGTGTTCTGTCTGAAAAGCAAGCTTAGCTGCTTTTTCTGACGACGCTTCTTTTAACAGACGGAACAATAAGATTGCGTGAATTCCTTGTTTTGCTTCTAACTGTGTTCCCATTTCTTTTTCCCTTTCTAAATGTGTCATTTCTTCTGAAAGATGTCTATCATCTTCAACTTCTAATCGACTTGGTTCTGGCATTGCTACCTCCTATCTCAAATTAAATCTAAGTGTGACAATCGCTCTTTTTAACGGCGTCACGGTAGTTGTATCATCTAACATCTGTATAGACGACTGCCTAATACTAAACGACCAACAGAATCCATCGGTACGAGCTACGGACATAGCTTGCGAAAAAATAGCAGATGCCATGTCAGACACCTGCTTCCGTTTTTTCTGCACCCCCCAAACAGATAACATAAGTTCAACAGAACCTTTAATGTCATCTTTATTTGGAATATACTCCGCATCAGTAGATTCCATTTCCACAAATGGATATGGAACTTCCGTCATCGGTTTATAATCGTAAACCTTAAAGCCTAAAGACTGGATGCGTTTAAACATTTCGTCAAAAATGGACTGATCTCTAGTTTTAATCATTTGACAAGCGCCTCCAAATCTTTTCTAAACTTAATTTTTTGCTCTTTTAGAGCTGGCAAAACAAATGGTTGTTTACCCATAAAGCGTGTTCCTTTTTCAAGGTAGCCCGCATAATGAGTTCCTGGTTTAACCTTAACACTAAATCCACCATCGCCAATCTGCATGGTGATAGAGCGTCTGGTTGCACCTGTTGAATAGCCTTTTGTAAATACCGCTTTATTAATCATTTTCCTTTGAAGCTGTGTTCCATTGTCTCTGACAATCTTCTTGACAGCGTCTTTTTTGATAATAAGCTCAAGTTTCTTTTTTAAACCAGCTGTTCCAACTACTTTTAAAGATATATCAGCCACCAATAGAATCATCTCCTTCCAGATAAAAAACAATAGCGCCAAGCTTATTTGCCTGCGCTTTATATCTCTTGCCGTCATACTCGCAATAATCAAATGCTTTTGTATAAGGCTGTTTTAGGTAAATGACTTTACGGTCCTTTTGGTAATCTCCAAAAATCTGTACAGACTTTTCCATACCCATGTCCATCGCAAAACAAGGTTTTGTCTCGCTTATGGTCTCTGTGTGCGTGTACTCACCTAAATCGGGGTCGTATCGCTCATCTGTCGTTTTAACAAACGTAACTCTATCTGCATATCTCATAAAAAGTACAATCCCCCTTTACGAGATTTGTCCTTGATTAAGTCAAGCTTTGCCATAATCATGTTGTCGTATGGTTCGAACTCGTCCAAAAAGTCGTAGTATGTCGTCGTATGACCTTCCACACTCTCACTTTTTGCCCTTTCTGCACCTCTACGGTTAAATCTAGCAATTAAACAATCTTCTAATACAAAACTAAAAGCGCTGTCTATTTCGACAACGCCATATTTAGCTTTAAAATGGTCTGTAACACGTTTTAGCAACATGTTAAGTAAATCATCCTGTTGACTGTCTAAAATGCCTAAATCGAGCTTTACGTTGCTTATAACGCTAATTGTGTTTACAGTCTCCATAAACACCTCCTAGCTAGCTGACTGTTTTAAAAGTTCCAACAATTCTGGTTTTTTGAGTTTAGAATCATATTCGACCCCTAGTTCGTCAAGCTTTGCTTTGATTTCGTCAACTTTTAACTTATCTAGGTCAACTTCTTCAACAGTATCAAGCTTAGGAGTATTCCCGGACAAGAAACCATTGACTGTCAATTCCTCGATACGGTCTCCGCTATAATCATCGCCTACATAATAAGTATTAGTCGTTTCTTTGTCCCTAAAAGCTTTGATAACTTCAACCATAAAACACCTCTCTAAGCTTGCTCAATAGCGTCGATAATTTGTACTTCTTCCAAGCGTTCAAACGATGGCAAAGCAATCATAGATACCTTAGTTTGGACGTTTACAGGATCTGTTGTCTTAGTAGTGGTAATTGCAATACCAGTTTCGACGATTGATACTTCAGCATCTGTCGCTTCACCACCAAGCAAGTCTGACTGTTCTGGAGTTGTCCCGAATACTGTATATCCAAGGTTACCGTTAGGTACCAAAGTTGCAAATCCATCAGGGAAATATTTACGAGATTTACCATCGTCCCCAATAAACATTCCATCCTTAAGCAAAACCTTAAGACCTAATTCATCAGCAATATAAGTTTCCAAATCACCTTTAGTCACAGCTGCTCCATCTGGTGCCATTGGTTTGATGACTTTAAGAGTTGATTTGGCATTCTTGATCAAGCTAAGCGTCTTAGAGTTCATGATGACAGCTTCTGGTACAAAACCACGTTCTGCCATTTTTTCAATAGCACCTTCAATGTCTTTAAGTGGTGTAGCAGTAGCTGCTACATCCCATTTTGTGTCTGGTTTAGTAGTCTGTGACTTATCCAATCCATAATCAAAGTCTTTCATGACACCGTTTGATGCAACATGGATTTTACCTTTAGATAACACTTCCATGCGCATTGCTTCAAGACGTGCTTTGGCACCTGCAATAAGAGTTACTTTGTCATTGTAGATAGATGCTAGGATAGTGTCGATAAGGTCGCTGTTTTTAGTTTGAGATAAAATGTTAAGTTGTTGACGATCTGCCTCTTTAACAACCATAGCTTCCTTGAAGAATGGCATTTCTTCGTCAAGCAATTCAACAGCCATACGGTCACGTAGTGGCACTTTAGTATCAAAAGCAGCTGCTTTAAGAGTGACTGGTTTGCCAGCAGCCCCTTTGATAAACGATAGCTTAAGGCCCAGTTGTTGTTTTGGGGGAAATGCATTTTCCCCTAGCGTATTTCCGACATTTTCGTTTTTGGCGTTATAAAAACCTTTGATATTTTCCGATGTGATAATTTCGTGGATTAATGGCATATTTATTTACCTCCCTTGATAAAGACAATGTGCGGTAGCTTGGTTGCTAATTCATCGTGATTTTCCACAATAGATGAATCAGCAAGTTTATCTGCGTTGACAGTGCCACGGTAAACACAAGCTCCTGCCTTGTCGCCATTTGTTAAATCGACATCTGTAAGTAAAATTCCGCAAATGTTGCTTTCTCCACTTACCTCGTGGTTAGCTACCGCTTTAACCTTTTGTTTACGATTTTTGAATACTGATTCAGAAACACCTGCTAATACTGTCCCAGCTGGAACAACTTTTTTACCGATTGTGCTTGAATCTAAAGTGACTGACATAGCCTCATAGTCGAGATTGTGTAGAATCTCTTTAGATGTTGTTACTTTACGTTTATTCATAATTTCCTCCTAAAAAAGCTTGGTGCTTTGTTGTGCTGCCTTACTAGCCAAGTTAGCACCGTAATTGGTTTGTTTGCTCAATCCACCGCCGTTTGCTGGGGTTTCTTGTCGCACGGTCTTTTTAACTTCTTCAGCTACTGCTTTTTTAAATGCTGCTTCAAACGTTTTTACTTGCTCTAGTGCATTTTCTGCATCTTTTGTAGCAAGCAATTCAGCAAATTCAGACGGCAATCCCTTGGCAATAAGGTCTTTTTCGACTTGCACCACAAGTTTTTCGTGTTCAAACTTGGCTTTTTCAGCTTCAAAGGCTTTTTTGCTATCTTCAAATTCACGCTGTTGACGTTCTTCTTCAGATAATTTGGAATAGTCCTTCTCTTTTGCCAAAGCATTTTTCACGGCGTCATCAATGCGCTTAGCTTCATCCTTACGCTGATTTTCCAAGGCTTTCTGAACAGCTTTGTTTGTGTAGCTATCCAACTCCGATTGAGATTGTGGAGCCTTAAAACCGTTATCACTAGATGATTCGCCATCTGTGTCATTTTGTTGGTTATCCACACCGGGAACTCCTTCTGAACCTGTGCCGGTATCTGGAGCGCATTTAAAAAGTTTTGCTAATAGTTCTTTATTCATTTTTCCTCCCATGCTAGTCCTGCTTTTAAACACAGCTAAGAGCCACGAAAACGGGCGCCTCATGTCTTCTAGTCTCTATTAGGTATATTTATCCACAAGCCACGCTAGTGATTAATTTGAGCCTTTTTAGGCCATGCTCAGGGCACAATAAAAAGCCGTATTGCTACGACTTTGAATTTTTTATACTTCAATAATTAAGCAATCAGGAATTCCGATAGATATTTCTTTGATTTCCAATTCGCAATCTAGAAAAAACTAGTTCTGTCACCAGGTAGATATTTACCGTTTTGTACCACAAAAAAATCCGAATATTCATTAAACACCTGTGCTATCTCTTTGACTTTCATAATAACTCCTTACTATTACTTTTTCTTGAGATACTTCATTTCTTACCCCACTTACGTTTGTAGTTTTTCTTGATGTAGTTAACCGTGTCACCAATTGCCTTGATGGCTGATTGGTTATCTAAAGTAGCAGCTTTAACAGACGCAAACTCTTCATTGGTAGCTTGGGCGTTTTGTTGTACAATCGCTCTCAGCTCTGCAATTTGTCGGTTTTGATTTTTAATAGCTTCTGCTTGCATGGCATTCTCTGCAACAAGCAACACAATAGCTGTTTCCAATTTACGTTTTTTCTTGATGCGTTTATTCATGTCTTCCTCCTGTTTTTAGGTACAAAAAAAGACGGTTGCCCGTCTGTTGTTATTTAATTGTTTAAATATTTGATAGCTTCTTGGTATTTTTTATAGCGTTTTAAATCTTTGTCAGTTACTTCAGAGAGACGAGATAAATCAGAATTGTGTTTTAAATCAGCTAATTTTACAGTTCTTGCAAGTTTATTTGTTTTAACAAGGTTTAGATAGGATTGGTAGTCTTGTCCTTTTTTCTTTGTCAGTATATCAACCGCCTCTATAACACTTCGAGGAAAGCCATGCTCTTCCAAGTCAAGTAAAGTCAAACTTGTATCTTCGATAACATCATGAAGATAAGCCGTTGCCTTTTCTTCATCAGTTTTTACAAAACTTGCAACAGTTATAGGATGCTTAATATAGTCGCCACCGGCCTTGTCAACCTGCCCAAGGTGGGCTTTTTTAGCCACTTTGAAAGCTAGCTCCACAATGTTCATGCCGCTGTCAATCCCGCAATAAACATTTTAGCCTCTTTTTCTGTTACCTCTTCAAAATCACTGAAATCACTAAAAAATAAACGATCGTACCAAGCTTCTTGTTCTTCCCAGCCTTTTGCGCTGTTATAAACTTCTGTTAAACCATTAGAATATCTAACAATTTTGGGGTGTTCAGTTTTTATAAAAAAATATTTTGTAATCATATTAATTCACCCTTTCTATTTGGCTAGGTTTAGTTAAAGATTTGCTAAGCTCAAACATCATTTTATCTAGTTCAGCCTTCCGTTTTCGTGTTACATTAGGAAGTCTTCTCTCCTCATATAATTCATGTAGTTTCCCATTTTTTAAGTCAAAGCTTTCTTGGGTATGATACTGAATTTCAAACTTGATATTGTCTTTTGACACAACCATATTAACACCGTTATACGGTCCATCATCTAGCCATGTGTTTTTCACTTTTTCAATTTTAAAACCATTTTTTACCAATGCACTTTTCATGCTATGATAACCATCAAAGAAATTGTCCGGTTTAAATACAGCTGTATAACGTAGCGCGTCATTTATATTGTTTGCAGCCTCTTCCAGTGAAATCTCGTCCAACAAACTATCGGTAGAGATTTTTCTAGATAAAGACTCTAAACTTTTTAGTCTAAAATCCAGCCCTTGTAAATTGCCATTTGATTGCTTAGCAATATGTTTTAGTTGCGATGTGATTCGAGGCTCCATCAATGATACTACCGACAAAACGTTACGAGCATAGGTTGATGACTCTTTCATACTTTGATTATACTCTGTTTTGTTAAGCTTATCAAGTGATTCATGATTACTACCGTTTTTTTCATCCACGCCTACGACTGCGCAACGACAATATGGATGAAACGGTGGGGAACTTTCCCCCGTTCTCCACTTATCAAGAGGATACGGCCCATGTTTTGCTATATCCTTACAAATATCACATGCTTTAGGCTCTGGGATAATATCAAACATAGTAAAGCCATTCTCCGCCATGGATAATCTACCAACTTCCATTTGCACCCTTGCATGCTCTGTTATTGCTAGTCGCTTTGCGTAAGACGATGACACATCAAATTCTCGTCTAATATCCCTTGCAATAGTTAAGCCGTTTTTACCTTTTAGGATAGCACTTTGGACGCTTTGAGATATGATGCTGCGTAACTTATCTTGCCTGTCCCAAATGTTATCTGACCATTTTGCTCCTTTGAAATTAGCGTTAATAACTGCATCAGCTAAACTTTTTACACTCGCTTGGCTAGTAACTGATAATCCTAATAGCCCAGCTTGAAACTCGATTTCTTTGCGATAGCCTTCATCAAGAAATTTCTTGGTTAGCTTGTGTTCGCTGCTGGCAAGTTCCTGCATTTCTAAATCAATGTTTAAGCGCAATAGTTCCAAAGCGTTCGTTTTCATGGCTAAGTTGTAAATAGACATGTCTGCATTTTCTTGGTGGGTAAAGTCATCTCTTGTTACTGTCTTACCTTCTTTTCGTAGCTTCTCAGCCTTTGCAACAAGTTCCTTGGCTTTCTTCTGGTAAGCAGAAATATCAAGCTCAGAAGCTCTCTTACGGGCTTCTGAAAGGTCTATTTTCTCTTTGTCAGCATAACGTTGATAAAATGACTCGATTTCTTTTTCGATATTCCTAAAATGATAATCGTGCAATTGCTTCATGGATTGCTCAAGAGAGATATCGTCTGCCTCTTTAGCATCCATTTCTTTCTTGATACGGTCACGCCAGTATTTACTCTTTCTGGTGGTCATGAGCTAACTCCCTATCAGTCAATCTACTGGTTTCTTCTAACTTCTGCGCTAGTTGACTACGTGATTTCGACTCGCTGTTGATAAGGCTAATTTCTTTCTTAGCATCTTCCACGATGTCTGTAATAGCCATAGCTGTCTCTTGCGACAACTCTCCACCCAATGCTTTAAAGGCTTCAATCTTTTCTTGTAGTGACTTAGGCAAGTTTGGCGTAAATGTGATTTTAAGCTTGCTAATATCAAAGTCATCAATCTCTTTAAGCAGTTGACTTACACGAGCGATTAGTTTGTACCTACGTTTAAGCGATTGCTCAAATAAAGCTTGCATGTCAACACGTTCTTGATCAAGACCAAACACTTTCCACTTCAGCGCCTCTCCGGATTGTTGACCGGCGAACTTGCTGTCTGTCATGTCTGGTGTATTGGTAAATTTATGGATGTCTGACACAATACGATTTTTATAGGCTTCGGTCCCTTGTACGTCATATTGTTTATATAGATATTTGGCATCTACGGACCCTTCACGACCATCTTGATCAACAGGTGGCTCAAGGTTAAGTAATCTAGCTTTACGCATCTTACGTAAGTATTCAATGGCTTTTTCGTCAGTATCTACATAGCCAGGAAATGATACACGACCAATGATTGCCAGAATCGCGTCTGACAAATCCTGCATGTAGTTAGCTGTGTCAGACTGCGCTGCATCATACAAGTCGATCAAAGACAACTCTGTCTCGTAGTCACCCATGCCGTCATCTGTGTTGAGATACTCCGTGATTGGCACCGAACCAAACACATGAGAGGAAGCCTTTCCAATAGGTGTTAAATTACCATCATATTCAAACTTCAAGATGTTATTATCAGTGTAAAGCTCGACAATTTTTGTTGTGCCATCTAATTGATTTTTGTTATAGTACCGCACACCAGCCAAGCTTGATTGCTCTAGGTTATTTTGATAGATCACAAATACTTCCCGTGGATCTAGTCTAACGACCTCTGTCTTGTCATCCATACTACGGTAGATCAATTCAAACGCTCGACCAACCTTGGATAGGTCTTTTACTAATCTGCGGTTCAGCTGATGGAAATTATTTTTAACAGATAGGTCCTTTAATAGGTCTTGTTGCTGCTCGGTACCATCAATATACTCTACACGAATAGGATTACCCACCAAATAGCCCTGTTTGAGCGTTGAAATATACTTACCATAGTTATGCACAGCACGAACGTCAGCCATGTCATCGTCTTTCCTACGGCCTATTTCGCTGATGGTGTGGTTATTTCCCTCTGCATAGTCTAAAAGCTCTTGTATGCGTGGTTTTTGCACTTTCTCGTGGTGCTCAATCATTTCACGGAGTAGCTTATATTTTTCATCCAACAAGCTTTCTAGACTTTCCGCTTGATACCTCATGCGGGCTTCTCGGTGGAACCTAAACTCTAATGTTTTAGTCTTTCCTGTGCTATCTCTAAATGATTCTGTGTACATTATTTTCCTTTCTAGTAACCAAATCCTTGACGTAATACTTCGAACTGATTTGACTCGTTGCTTCTGATATGGTATTTTTCAAGCGCATATCTAATTGCATCAATAACGTGGTTATTTTTATCTATCGGTTCGTTTAACCAATTGCCCTCTTTATCTTGTTTAAAGGTGTAAGTATTAAATTCTTCAATTGTGTGTTCACAAGATGGGTGAATATGTATCTTAAATCCCTGCATGAATTGAATCCCTTGCATGATTGACCCTTTACCTTTAATACTCGGGACAATTCCAGACACCCCTTTACTTTTTATTTCTGCAATGAGGCGCTTCTCGGCGCTATCCCCTGCAATGTAAGACCTATGCAAGTTTTTATCCCTTATCATTTTGACAATGTGATCTGTTAACATAGCCTTTTGATAATGTTCGTTGTAAAGCCATAATTCTTTGTTTGCGAGGTCAACTGCAACGCATATAAGAGTTGTAGGGTCTTGAGTAAACCCAAAGTCCATACCGGCAGAGGTCTCTTTAATGCGTTGAATTGTCTTTTCGACATCAAAATCTACGACCTCAAAATTATCAAAAACAAGACCTTCAGCAACACCCCATTCACCATCACAGACGATTCTAGCCCGTCTTGGATTAGTCTTATACAAATCTTCGTAGCGTCTTTTATCGACATCATCAAGCCATTCGTTTACTCTAAATGTTGTGGTCCCAGAAAATGTATCAGCCCGTTTAGTTTCTTCATCAAAAAAGACACGTTTAAGCCAATGTCTTTCTGACCACGGGTTGAACGTGACTGTTATCTGTTTAAAAAAGTCAGGAACATCTAAAGTCCCACGGATTGATTCTACAACTGTTGAAAACTTATCTTCTGTCTCTATCTGGTAAGCCTCTTCAAACCAAGCCCAGCACAAAGCTCCAACATCAACGGTAATGGACGTGATTTTTAGTTCATCATCAAGACCACGGAACAGTATCTTTTGTCCCGTTGCCTTTACAGTTATTTCTGGTAAACTCTCATTGAATTTAAAAAGGTGTGAAACTTTTAATTGATTGCATGCCCATTTAAAATCTGTATAAGTTGACTGTTTGTTGGTGTTTGAGTATCTACGGATGACCAATAAGTTAGCCCATTCATATTTCAGCAAGCGGACAACGAAATTCAAAGCGGTTGTTTTTGATTTCTTAGAACCACGGCTGCCTTTAACTACTCGATAAAAATTTCTAGACCGCCAAAAATCGCCGTAACCTATACCGATAGTTTTAGGCAAATCAACTTTGATTTCTAGCTTTGGTTTAGTCTGGTATGTCGTCTTCATTGACAAACACCACCATTCCTTGAACTTCTGCCTCTACCTTATCAGTAAACAATCTGTACCGCTTACCAAGCAGTTCTGCCGCCTTCAGTCTATCTTTGGCTCCTACATCAATATCAACTATCTTTTGTCCGAGCTCGCCAATGCTGATAAGCGTTTTTTCTTGCTGCTCCCCCCTCATAACCGAAGAAAGATATTGTAGCACTTCTATTTGATCAGCAATTTTTTCAGAATCAAGTTTTTCAAGCCGCTCGTCTATGTAGTTTTTAATTCCAACATTTTCCAATAGCTTGTGTGATTGCGCTTTGGAATAATTATGGCTATATCCAGCTTTTATAGCCGATTCCATAGCATTTCCTGAGATGATGTACTCATCTGCAAACCGCTTCTGTTTTAGTGTTAGTTTCCCCAATTTTCCACCACCTCCAATCCATAATAAAAGCCACCACAACGTGATGACCTATTTATTTTTGAAATTATTATAAGTTTCAACTAACAAAATTAATGTTCTTAGCACAAAGAACGAACTTAGGAACATCATTACTGTTGAGCTCAACCAACTTGAAACTACTAAAATTGAAATTAAATCAGTATCAGTCTTACTAAAGAATAGAGAAATAAAAGATAATAAAGAACTAATGAAAGATAAAAAAGTAGCAACTAATAGGCGGTCCATTATTTTTATCTCTGTCCCTAAATCTTCCATCATCACTACTAATTTATTAGAACCGGAAGTTGGTATCAATGAAAAACTAGCAAAGAATATTGCGGTTACAATTGCTGAAAATGATAGAGATGCCGACATTATATCAGTAAAATTTTTTAAACTTTTTGGAGAAATTTTAAAATAAAAACTAAATATAAAACTATTATACCAAATAGTATAATCGGCCAGTTTCTTTTAAACCTTCCTTTTTTCATCGCATACCTCAATATAAGTTATAAAGTTATAGTAAACATTCTTTTTAAATGACTAAAATGAAAGCTATACGCGGTATTCAGAAATGCATAAACAGCCTCATCGTCTAAAGTATTTTCATAAAAAATAGTTCCCTTATATTCCAATTTATTTTTTATTAAGTCTATTAATTCCGGATGACCATCGGTAAAACCTTCAACTTTAGCATTTTTTACATTAACTGAGTCATTAACTAACATATCTGAAAATTTATCAAATATATTTTTTTTAGAAAGATGGTTTGACTTTATAACAACCTGCATTGACTCTCCTAGCATAGAATTTGCAAACTTTAAATCGGCATTTTCACTTTGAGTATCATCTCGAAACTCCTTAAAGTTTGTTGGGCTTGCAACAGTATAACTAATTGAATTTACAACGTCAAGCTTACCAACCCTTTTGAAAGCATCACTGTTTAATATAATATCAAACTTCAATCCTCTAACTCCAATTATTTGACAAAAAAACCTTCTTAAGTCGTAATTATTAATTGTACCTCTTTGATTATAAACAACTAAAATTTGTCTAAATGGATCAAATAATAATCTTGTATCAACCACAAGGCCCTCATTATCCCCATGTTCAATTTCCCTTTTTCTTACATCAATATTTTTTTCAAGATTCGCAAGAATAATTGGAGATTCTGTGTCCACCCGTGAAATGGTGACTAACCAATAAAATAGATTCGTTCCATTTAATTCTTCTTCACTTGTTACCTTCTGCATTGCATTTATATAATACATAAGATCATTTATCTCTAATGTTGGAATGTTACTATATTGTTTTTTTCTAAAATTATCAAACATTTCCTCCATCTTTTCGATAAACAATTTTAAATTAGATTCTTTAGAAGAACTTAATTTAAAGAAACTTGCTTTTGCGGGTTTGTTTTCCATATTTTATCTCCATATTTTTTATCACTTTAATAATACTATTAAAAAAGCCCATACACAATAGGTATAATAGGCTTTTTAATAAAAATATGGAGTTTGCATTAAATGCAACAGGAACAGTCGGAATCGAACCGACTTACAACCGTTGTCCCTACTAACCACAAGCAAGGTTGCGACCCTTGTTTTACTTGCGGTTAATCAAATGAGTCAATCTGTTGTGAATACGTACACGTAGACTATACAGCCGATCTATGTATCTTTTTTACCAATCGTCATTGGTAGGAATATGACTATCAACCAAGTAAAAACCAGTATATCAGTACGTAACTGCCTTTCGGGATACTGGGTCGCGCCTCTTCTAGGGCGCTGATAGACCCATCACGAATCGAACGTGATTAATACCATAAGGTCTACACAAAAACAGCAAAAACTCCGCTCCACGTCCCACGCCATTTGTATTGCCCTAGTGGTTATTTCAACCACTATTGAGACGGCAGGATTCGAACCTGCTCCATACGTCTCGCATAAACAAAATAACAAGTTTGATCGTAGTTAAAGTTGGCGACTAAATAAATAGTCGGTCGGCAAAATGGTTATCTCTTCTTGTTATTTTGCTATACTACAATATTAACACGGTTATTAGTATTATGTAGTATCAATTTGTATCTAATTAGTATTTTTTAGTATCAATTCTAGACTTTCTTTCCCTCGCCTAACAAACATAAAGTATTTATTACGATTACCTATGTTCAAACGCTCTCTGGCTCTCTCATAGTCTCCATCACAGTCAAGATAAGTCGTTAACAAAACATGGCTCTCACAAATGCCCATGCTTTGCACAATCAAATTAGCCATTTCTTGCCGACGGTCTTTTAAACGCTCAATCTGATCACTGTAATAGCTGACCATGTGTAACATTTTTATGTTTTTGTCTTCCTGTGATTGTTTTACCCCGCCAGATACTCGCATATCAGACCATTGAGGAGACTTAACGAGCGACCGACTCATTAGGTTAGCGTCTCTTTCAAGGGTCTCTATGAGATGTGGGATAGTCTTTAATTCTTCCAAAAAATTATTAGCTTTTGTTGTCGGAATGTTGCCCATCTAACTCTCCATCCATGATATAATATTGTTAGGAATTTTTAATCATGAAGGCGTTCCGTGTGGACGTCTTTTTGTTTTGTGGAGAAAAGCCCTCTCTTTCCTTTATTTTGCTGAAGTTGGTCCAGGCACACGAGACCGTCTTTGCACAAGATTTTTAAGTGCCTTGCATAATCACGACTATTATCGCTTTAGATTTATGGATAAAATTATTTGACACAGGCGTACGATGTCAGTATTAGCGCCTTGAATAATAGCTAGTGACCGATAACCAGCGTTAGATTTTGTTTTTTTGGTTAAGGAGATTCTTATCACATCCTTTTTTAATTAATTTCGGTCTACACCTTACGAACCTTTGACAATCCGCAAGGCTGATAAAAATAAAAGGTCTCTAAGTCGCTTTTAACGTGGTTCCTGGCACGTAAACCCACAGAGCCATTGCAGGCTCTTGAGCGCTTGCGCGGGTTAAAAATCCATTAGCTGCTCTATGATTTTTACTACTAGACAACATCCAGCGAATATTAATAAAGAAAGATCATTAATCTACCTCTTCCCTCAACAATCTTGACAGTGCAGAATGACAGTCGAGTAATAAGTCAAATGTTGCATCTGGATTAAATACCATTGTTTCAAAATCATTCTCGCATTTATCAATTAAATCACTTAGCCTATCTACTAAAATTTCGATTTCGCTTTTATTCATTCCGTCACCTCAATAACTTCATAATTATCGTCATCAAATACATTAAACCCAGATTCTTCTAGCTCTTTGCGTGTGTGCTTAACAGCAAACGAATAAGTATCAACTCCGTTAGAAAAGAACCAACATTCGCTACGCTTATCAAAATTTAAGTAATTGTCGTCAGGGTGCAATCGTTTATCCCTTGCTTTGTATAACTTTTCTTTTTCTACTGTGTAGCCGTAAAGCAATGCTTGTAACATTTTTTGATGATTCCCATAAACAGCACACCATTCTTTTACTTTTTTAGGGCAATCATGACCGAAGATATAAGTTAAATTTTTGAATTCCCTATCACATTTATCTATCCAATCCGCCACAAACTGCGGAATTTCTGGTTTTTGTGTGTCAATCTGGTCTAACAAAACTTTTACCTGTTTAGCTTCTTCAATCTTCATGTCGCATCTCCTCTAATACCTTTAAAAAACACTGCTCAGCAATGACTTGCTCACTGCCTCGCCATACATCTGTCACTCTTAAGATAAGCTCGCTAATATTATTTTGCACTCTATATAATCGTCCGGATACCCTGTCTCTATCGATAGGTTTTTTTAGTCTCAGCAAATCTTTTATTAACGTGTCTCTTTCTGCAACGTACGATTGCATGTTTTCGCACATTTCTAGTCTGTCACCATATGTGTATATCCTGTTAATGGTTTTTATGGATTTGTCGTTAATGTTCATTTTATGCCTCTGTAATATTGATAAAAAACTTATCAGTATGCTTATTCCAAGTCATAACGTTTTTTGCTTTGGTAATAATTTTGTTATCTTGATCATTTATCCAAACTTCTAACTCGGGATCAACCTTAGCTAGCACTTTATGTAAATCTTTAACTTTCATTTTTTTACCTCGCTTAATCTCTAAAACTTCCAATAATAAAAGGTAAAAATAGTATTAGCAGTGTCAAAACAAATGCTGTGTTATCGTCCATCATTATCTCCTGTCCTCCAAAAAATACACAAATCTCTACTAAATACAACCGGTTTTCCAAAAATTGTATATGATGATTCAAGATTTTTTATTTCGACATCAAAGCCGTCTCCCAGTCGTTGTTTTAGTAAATCTAATGTTTTTTGGCTGTCAAGTCGTCTAGCTAAGTATTCGTCATTTTTAGGAATAGAGATTTTATAACCAGAAAAACCTTTCATCGCAGATTGTTTAATCTTCTCCTCGATTTTTAAGTCATCAAAAAATCTATCGAACCATTTTTTATGTGATTCAGAACTGCATTCTTTTACTTCGTCAATTAGCGACATCCTCATCCCCCATTCCCAGTCAATTCAAATTTCATAAACGTCATCCAGTGAGTTGTTCCTCGTTGCTGGCCAAAAAGTGGTGTAAACGGAATTGCTGATAAAACTTCTTTTACATTTATCTGGCAATCAGACCATTTAAAAACTAAAGTTCCACCTACTTTTAGAACTCTCATGCATTCTTCAAAACCTTTTGAGATATCTTCTTTCCAATTGTCTTTATCCAGTTGGCCGTATTGCGCTTTCATAATTGACTTTTGTCCAACATATTTTAAGTGTGGTGGGTCGAAGACAACTAAGTTAAATGTGTTATCTTCAAATGGCATATCACGAAAATCACCAATTACATCAGGGTTGACATTGATTTTTTTGCCGTGCATCTCAAATTTTTCTTGTCTGACGTCCATAAAAGTTGTGTGATGTTCGTTTTTATCAAACCAAAACAAGCGACTTCCGCAACAAGCATCCAAGATTTTAATTTCTGGCATATTTTATCCCCCATTCCCGGTCAACTCAGCTATCCGTTTTGTCTGTCTAGCTCTATCTTCGCTAGCACGTTTAAGCTGTTTTTGTGTCCTGCTTAGCTGAGCACGCAGTCCGTTTATTTGTGGTTCGTAATGGTTTTTAAGTGATATGCCTAGCCCTGATACGACAATCAGCATAATAGCCAAAAACGTGATGATAACATTCTTTTTGCTTATCGTACGACGCTGTTCGTCCATTGTGTCGACTAAGTAGTCGAGTAGTTCTTGTTCGTCAGTCATTCTTCCACGCTTTCTAGTAGGTTCTGTAATTTACGAACCAAAATATCTTTTCGAGTATCTAATTCATCTATATCTCGTTGTAATTCGTCAATTTCATATTGATAATCGTCAATCAAAAGATCAATGTCATTGATTTCACCTTCTATTTCTTCAATTAATTCTTCTTCTGTCATTCTTCCACGCTTTCTAGTAACTCTGGATTTTCGTGTATGTTACCGATAACTTCGCAGTCCTCGTTTCTTAACCACAAATCTGATCCGCGTCGTCTATTGTCAATTCGCCACATCCCTCCTCTAAATTGACGTACTTCAAAAAGTTCAAAATCGCTAGCAATTGTGTATTGTAATTTTACAATATCCCCATCAAAAATCTTAACGCCGTTTTTATCAAATAGGCCTGTGGATTGCATTAACACAGCTTCCTCGAAAGGGATATATCTACGTACATATTTTCTATAAAATGGGTATATTTTATCGTTAACATAATCTATTGCTTCTACTGTGCTCATAGCTTGTTTTTCTTTATCCCACACTCTAAATTTTGGTATCATTCGTCTACCTCTCTCAAAAAATATTCTGTCGCTCGCTTATCATTAGCTAACTCTAGCCGTCTAATAAACTGCATCGCTTCTATTTTTGTTACAAACCCATGCTCCTGAAACAGGTTTTTGTCATAAACCATGTAAGTCGCTGTAACACCTTTGTTGTAAACCCTCACAACGTGTTTTTTAGTAGTAGTCATGTGTCTCCAATCCATCAAGATAGCCTTGATTGACATAGTATGAGCCAATCAAAATGGCGTCAGCTTCATCATCTTTTACTGTTTTCCCGCAATATTCGAGAGCTTTTTCTTTCGATTGTGCTTTCATCGCTTTTTTAGAGCGATCTTTGTAGCTAAACTTCCAGTGCTTACGCCATGTCGACACATTGATAAAAGCGACGTTATCAGCTATCAATCTGCCTAAAATGATTCCTGTCACAATGCCAATTTTTAACATTGATTGCTGGTTAGGTCCCATAACTGAGTTTTTTTCAACTGCGATTGTGCTAAAACTACAGTCGTATTTTTTTAATGCTCGTGACTGGATTAGTCTTAATTGGCTAGCCATGTAGCGTCCACGTTCGAAGTAAGAGTCGCTAGTATGTTTTAAGACGCCACTCTGGATAAGGTCTGAGCCTTTAAATAAGGCCCATCCCGTTCCAGATGTTGAAATGTCTAGCGATAATACTAGATTGCTCATTCAAGCACCCCACGAATACCAAGGGTTTCAAAGATATTTCTCTTATTATCTTCGATAAACGAGAATACTTTTATGATTTCATCTGTGTCTTTCTTGTGCTCTTTAGCAAAATATGATGATGTTAGATTGATTTTAGTTTTGGGTTTAGCTTCAAGCACAAGGTCGTAAGCTACTTCGAATAGTTCTCCATCTTCGTCAAGTGACGGTTCGTCGTCAATCTTTTTAAAATCACTAATAAAATCCCATTGCATAGTCAAACCGCCAGAGATGGCAAAGATTCGGTTTACTCTATCTAAAATTAGTGCTGTTCCTGTTCCTGTAATTTTGATTTGTTCCATATTTTTCACCTTTTTAAAATCCACACTCGCCCTAAAATTGTGTGTGTGAGCATTGGCAAGGACGAGTGTAGCAATTCTTCATATCATCAATCCTGTTAATTTGACGATATTCCAACTTTCCTTTCTCGCTCGGAAAATATTAGTACTGCAAAGGCCGAGCCTCACTTTGCAAGTGATTTAATACATTAGTTTACATATCGTGCTATAACATCTAGAACGTCATTTTCAGATATATAATTTTCGTAGCCAACTCTTAGCACCTTATATTCTTTTAGCGCTTTGATTTCATGGAATAATAAATCTTTAAGATTGCTATTTTCTTTAAAATTACTGTAACCTAATAGATAAGCAACTGTTACCTCAAAATAATCAGCTAGGTCTTGGGCTTTATCTGGTTTTATTTGGCTTTCACCGTTTTCCCAGCGTTGATAAGTTCTAGGTGGCACTTGTAATTCAAGGGCTATTTCTTTTTGAGATAGCTTTTTTTCTTGCCTTAATTCTTTCAATCTATTCATCAATAAACCTCTACTCTTGATGATAACTTGTTAGTTCTGCAATACTCGCATTTTCCGCAAGGCTTAGGCTTTTCTATGCCTTTTTTGACGTCATCTAGTCGCTTGATGTTTTGAGCTAAATCGTCTAACTCATTTTGCATAGCATCTACATTTTGGATTCTGATAGCTCTCGTATCTGGCGGCATTTCCTTGGTTACCGCGTAAATAATTGGTTCAAACGGTTTATTATACTTAGCTTCTAGCATGGTTTTGTATGCAGCCATCTGCAAGATGTATCCGTAAGCCTCAAACCATCTGACACGCTTTTCTCCATTCCAGATTGTGTCGTCAATCGGCCCTTTTGTTGTTTTGATGTCTACAAAATAGCCACGTTCAACATTTAAGCAGTCGATTTTACCCTTGAATTCAACCTCGCCAAGAAATCCTGTGATGGCTGCTTCCTTCTCTCCTTGATAAATAGCCATAAAGTTGCTATCACTTTTAAGTGCTTCGATCATCCGTTCTGCGACTAAATAGTCTTTTTTGAGCTGACCTTTGGTTGTTCCTCTGGTCGAAATCATTTCAGAGCCGTTTTGGGCTTTGAATTCTTCATGAGCTGCTTTACTCTCAAAGTAAGAGTGGACATAGTTCCCGACGAGCAGCGCAGTGTTATCTCTGGTATCTGTCCAATCACCTCGTAATTCAGCAAGCGCCCTTGCTTCGCATTCTTTAAAACTTTTGTACTGGCTAATGGACCAGTATTTAATCGCTGATTCACGACTATAATAGTCCTTTCCAAGTAAGTCTAGTCCTGCCATTACATCAAGTCTCCGAGGTTGTCAAAGAGGTTGCCTTCGCTAGCTTTAATTTCCCCTGTTTCTTGGTCAAAATCAGGAATCTCATCTGCTGGATAAGACGTATCTTCTAAAACCGTCTTATTTTCGTCTGTGAGCGTTTTTTCTGGTTCTGAATGTAAATCTTCAGTTACGTCTTTTAAATCGCTAGGAGCGTCCTTTTTTTCGTTCTGCGTGCCGATTAAGTCGTCAAGGCTATTTGTTTCTTGTGGTGTGACATCTTTTGGAATGACAATCGTTGAATCTGCGTTATCCGCTTCTAGAGCATCCTGCATTTCAACAGAAAGAGGAGCATACTTGCTCAGTAATTCCTTGAGTAATGTCTTGATAGCCATTGGATCAAATTCTGTCGCCCAAGGCGTTCCTGGTTTAAAATCTCCTGTTTTCTTATCAAAAGTTTTAGAATACTTTTTGGCATGTTCGTACACTTTTTCTTTCGGCCAGAAAATCATCTTGTAAAAGCCGTTGATTAGTTCTAAACTTGCAAAGTAGCCTTTTACAACACCAGAGTCAACGTAGTCGCCCGTTAGCTTCAACTGCCCTCTAATCTTGTCATAACCAAGGAATTCCTCTTCGTATATGATTCCGTGTTCAATATTTCGGACTTGTCCACTTCTTTGAGCTAGCTGTATAAGTCCTCTATATCCGATTTGAAATTGCGCTTCGTTTACTGTGATCCAACGATTTCCATCCTTGTAATTTCGGTTGTACGGCACCACGTAAGCAAAACCAAGACTAGGCTCGATTGGTAAATTAAGCACTGCTGCTTTCATAGCCGCTCCCATAATTGACTCAGATGTTGCTTTGGCTAGAAGGTTATTATTGCTGATGATTGATAATAAGCTAGTTGTAAATTGTTCGGCTCGTGCGCCGACAACCTGCTCAATCCTGTTTTTTACTGCTGGCGATTTAAAAAAGCTGTTGTGGTTGTTTTGTGCTAATTGATTTGTCATTAGATACTACCTCTTAAAATTTCGTCAAACATTCCGTTTACCATACTTTTAACTTTTTGCTCTTTTGTTAACTCTGGAACATCCTCACCATCAATAAATTTTAGGTCATAAGATGCTTCGACAACTACAACATCACATCCAAACGTTTCGGCTAAGTTATCAATTTCGTCTTTTTGCATGTTGTAAGATTCTTCTGGTAGGAACGATGCCGCCTGAATGATATTTGTAAACTCCACATTATAAGCAAGCACTACATCTCTATTTTTAAAACTCTTTAAAAAACTTCCGTCTTTAGTTTTTCTTAGCACTACAATTTTTTCTTTGATGTTCATATCATTTCCTCTTTCTGTGTTTCAGCTGCCAATTTTCGGCTTTTAATCTATTGTTTTCCCGGCTTAGCGCTATGACCCTATTTTGTAACTTGTCTATCTCTTGACCGAGCAAAACTTGGACCTCAAAGTAGTTACTCTCCCAATCTTCGCTAAATTTAAAGTCATTGAACTTGCTCATACAATCCCTCAATGGCCGCATGTATGTCTGTTTGACCTGCACCAAGATAGGTGAATTCCGCTGCCAAAAAGACTTCTTGCGCAGTTAATATTCCACCGAATTCATCAACTGCCTGATCAAGGTATATGCTAAACGTTTCAAGTTCTTGTTTGGCTCTTAATTTTGCTTTTTCTGCTTGTTCTGGTGTCATACTTCCTCCTAAATCGCATATTTCTTGCGCAATTGCCGTAATAGTGTCACGTACTGTGATTTATCAACTAGCCCAAAATCAAGTAGCTTCTCACGCTCTTGATGGTTTGCTCGGTACCAGATAAGCGTCTCTCTATGTTGCTTTGTCATGTCAATTACCTCTCGCGATAAATTTTCATAGCTTCTAGCGTTGGAATGCCAAGGCCAAATGCGTATAAATTGATAGGGTTTAATACAGGCTTAACACCGTTTACCTCTTTTCCCTTTTGGCAATACTCGACAAATTTGTTAAAGGTCTCTATGCTAGCTCGTTTACCATACATTTTTTTAAGCAAGGTATTGAACCCACTAAAAATCTCCTGATCCATCTGGTACCTCACTTGGATTTACTTTTAAATCGTCATACGTCGGGTCTTGATAATTTGGATTCGACCAGCTAGGGACGTTGGAATTCGTTACACTCCGTTGTTTTTTACTATCTTCAAACCGTTGCAACCTATCTTTGACTTTTTCGACTGTCGTATCTCCAGATTTATACCAATCAACTAAAATTTTGTTGATATACTTCCAGCTGATTTTGTTGTTTTCTACCGCTTCTCTTAAGGCAAGGTTGACAACTTCAATTGGCATGTTATCTTCGCAAATCCACTTTTGAATATCTTCGATTTCAAATGGGGACACCATTCGTCCAAAAGTTAACTGGAAATTTTCAAAAAGCTTTTTTTCGTCCATAGCTCCTCCTGCTGTTGATGATGATGCTTATTGTCTGTTAGTATTTATTGTTATTTAGTATTTATTTATAAGTTAGTAATTATTAGTGTGCGATTTTCTAACTTTAGATTTTCTAACTTTAGATTTTCTAACTTTAGAAAATCGCATTTTAGTCGGAGAGTTCATTTTCTAATTGCTCAACTAATTGCTGAAAAACTTCATCACTAATCTTACAATCCGAACAGAAACGGTAATGTTGCAGTCCCTCAGAACGCCTAGTTATCTTTTTGTAAGTTCTAACATATCCTGTCTTCTCAAGCTCTCTAAGGCCTGCTCTTACAGAAGCTAAACCATCAGAATGTCTTCTAGCAAGCTCTTCTGGGTATACTCGCCACTCATCTTTGTTTCTTAGAATGGTCAATAGCAATCCAACGGATTTATAAGATAGTTCTTTATCATCAATAAACTCATTACTAACACTAGTAAAACTACCTCGTAGCGTCTTGAAAAATGTACTGCATTAGCTGACCACCTCTCCTCTAGAGCGCTTCTCGCTCCATCCTTTGCTGTTTTCCATAGCCACTTCCCTAAAAATTCTGCGTTTATTCTCTGGCGAATTGTGTTTTTTGATGACTTCGTGTTGCACTCTAGCGATGATTGCTAAGATGATAGTTGATGTAAGTAGTAAAGTTTCTAATTTGTTCATGTTATACTCCAATTTCTGTGATACCACTCGATGACTAAATCTCGTGGGTATTTTTCCCGACCTCCAGTTTCAATGCGTGGAAAATCTTTGTGGCTGTTAAATCTTGCGTCGAACGTTTTAGGGTCAACCCCAAACATCTTACTAACTTGCTTTTTATTGAGTTCTAGCGGATAAATTTCCGTCTCATTGTTAATCATTTTCATGACTTTGATTTTGCGATCAATAAGACCCGCTTCAAACTCATCTAGCATTTGTAATAATCTGCTATCCATGATAAAATTACCTCATAAGTATTATTGTTGAGTCCGATTCCCGTCGGACTTTTTTGCATTCTCCTACCGTGCTATAATAAAGCTATCATTACGGAAAGGAGGTAAAAACATGAATCCTAATTATTTTCATGTCCAATTTAAGTTAGGTGAAAAAGTATCGTACAACACACCTTCAGCAGAAGGAAGAGAAGTCATCTCTATCAAAGGTGCTGAAGTTACGAAAATGATTTTCACCGATGGTAACGAATTGTTAAGCGTCATTCACAACGAAATCGTTGACGTTTACGCTAGCTTCCCAATTGTCCTTGAGTATCATTAATTCGTTATCTCTAAACCAGCAATCGCCCGCTACTGCGTTTGTTGGTTTTTCTTTTCCGTAAAAAATTCGATTTGCTTGCATACTGTCCTTTCTGTTTTGGTATAATTAAAATAAAAACGAGGTTTGTTATGTTAAATATTGACACCCAATTCGTTGATACAATCGGTAAAATACTATCTGACTATGTTTCGCATTCTGAAATAACCCGAATGGGCGAAGTTTTAGGTTATCCCCAAAACGACCAAAATTCTGGATTTAACAAGCACGAACGGGTGCACAATCTCATGTCCGATATATTAAATAGGACACAGAATACAGATAATATAAAACTTGTGATTGAATACGTCTGTAATCCTTTAAGATACATTAATGAATTTTCAATTTTTGAACAGTTAAGAACCGCCATTAACATTCCGCTCTCGCTAAAAGGTTTGATTGTATCAGATAGCGGACAAATTGTTACTACTACTACTTCAAAAACTTTATCAGAGGCCAAAAAACGCTTCGAAACACTTGATAGTAGATTAAAAGAATTAAAAGTACACCCTCACGTTTTAAAATTCTGCACTCAAGAACTCTTACAAGAAAACTATTTTCATGCCGTATTTGAAGCAAGTAAAGGTATTTTTCACCGTATTCGTCTGCTAACGGGCTCAGCAATGGACTCAGCTAGTCTGATAGATCAATGTTTCAAACCCGGAGAACCCATTGTGATTATCAACGGTAATAAATTGCAGACTCTAGACGAACAAAGTGAGTATAAGGGATTAAAAAATTTGCTACTTGCAATCGCTCACCTTTATCGCAACTCTAAAGCTCACAAACTCAAATACTACAATGCAGATAATCTCAATGACGCTCTTACGGCCTTAACGCTTATGTCCCTCGCTCACAATCTCCTTGACAGTTGCTCCAACACTAGGAGACTTGATTAACAACTTGTAAAATTCTGCTGTTACCTCAGCCAATCTAATTGCTTCATCATCAATCGGACTATTGTAGTCTTCTAGGTGATGAAGCTTTTTTGTTAGTTGATCTGACAAATGTTCCGTTTGCGTTAAGATTGATTTTTGAAGAGTTACAACTGAATTCATCAGATCCATTTCATATGTAGTAAAAAATTTTTTCTCTTCCATATTTTCCTTTCTAGTTCCCTTCAAATAATTCCCATGGCTCGCGAATTCCAAGTAACTTAGATACTTTGATTTTTAATTCAGCACTTCCTTTACCTTTATTTAAAAGATCAGTGATAGTCCCTTGACTTCTTAAACCAACGACTTGAGTCAAATCAGCTTTTGACCAATCTTTTTCTTTCAAGCGTTGCTCTACTAAATCGACCCACTTCTGATGTTGTTTGCTCATGCTATCTCCTTTCTAAGCAATATCTTCTTGCTCGATTAATGGCAAAATGTCGTTTTCTTTCAACAACTCATATAGGAACAATCGTCCCTTTTGTGTCCAGGTTGTCGTAACATTGGCTCTTGTATAGCCGTTCTTATCTTGATAATCAAACGTGTGACTGTCTGTGTAACCTTTGCCCATGTGGCGCTTATAGAGAATCCATTGTCCATTCACTTTGTGCTGCACACCAAATTCTAATAGTGTTTTATTGAATTTATTGGCAGACATACCATAATCGGCAGCAATCTGTGTTACTCGCAAAGCTCCCTTGCTCTCAATGATTAAATCAAGATAACGCGCTTGTTTCTGAGCCTCTTTTAGCTCAATCTGTAACTGATTTCTTTCCATCGTTAAGCTAGTGATTTTCTTATCTGCCATCAACAATGCCCGTGCCATGATTTTCTCTGGGCTGTTGAAATCCTTCTCAACTTGGATAAAGTATTTGCGGACTTGCTTTGATTTTTTATTGCGTTGAAGCATGGCTATTTCTTTTGCCATGTCTAGTTTTAAAACGTGGTCTGTAAATTCTGTTTGATTGCCTTGAGCTGTTACTCTTTTTTGAGCAATAGCTACGAAGTCTTGATTTTCTTCAAAACCGTAATCAATCATGCGTTTCAACCAATCGTTATACTTAGTCTTGATTTCTAGTGCTTTATGCAAATCTCGACCAGATACTACTGGCTCTTGATTTTCGTTTAGTGTTACGTTAATTAGTTCGTTCATTTAATGCCTTTCTTTGATATAATTGACCTATCCTACTAGAAAGGAGGATGGCTATATGACTGAAATCCACGCTTGCCTTTGTGGTAATTGGGTGAATTTGTCAGATGATGAAAATTGTATTGTCGGAGAATATCGCCAAGACCCGATTACTTGGTGGAAAGAAGGTGCTCCAATCTGGTCTTCTGGTAAAAGAACTTCAAACAGTTATGAAGATCTTGATTATGTGAATATTCACTATCGAGGGAAAGATTACCGAATCAACCCAATTTTCATTCAAGTTGTAGTAAGCTAATCTTTATTCCAGAAAGAATAGTTTGCTACAATCTCTTCTAAGTCAGAGTCGTCCAATTTTAGTTGGTCGGCTTTTTTTGCAAATTGGGCTTCAATGTTTTTGTTTAATTCAAACCATTCTCGTTTAGTAAACCGCTTCCGAAACTCCAAATACTGTTTAATAGTTTCTTGCATATTTTCTCCTTTCCTTAGTTTTAGCAGTTGCATTTACGCAACTACGTTGCTAAAAAAAATTTCTATTGCTTCTTCTTTTGTAAGCGAGATAGCTCGTGCAATATTTCCTGCTTCATCTAACGTAAAAGCTCCGCCGCTCTTCATCTTACGGTAGAAGGTACTTCTATCAATTCCGATACTATCTGCAACAGCTTGTTGAGTAGTCCCTTTTTCAACAATCGCACCTTTTAATTTTTGGACATTAACCATGAAACATCTCCTTTCTAGTTGCGTATTTGCAACTTTATAATCACATTATATCTCTTCGAGTTTTAAAAGTCAACATCTTTTTTCGTTTTTGCAACATCTTTTTGTTGCAATTTTGCAAAGCTTGTAATATACTATAAACATAAAGATGATAAGGAGCCGATTATGGACATAGGAGCTAAGTTGAAACAGCGCAGACTAGAAGTAAACGTTAGCGTCGAAGAGCTGGCTAAAAAACTCGGGGTCTCCAAAACCACCATCTATAGGTATGAAAAGGGAGAAATTTTAAAAGTACCAACAGAGGTTTTGGAAAAAATTTCAAAAATACTTAATACAAACCCTGCATATTTTATGGGCTGGAGCGATACTCCGACGCCAGTACAAACTCAAACGTTGCAAGAAATCATAGTAACTTCGAAACAACTAGAGCAACCTAGACAAGAAAAAGTCCTCAGCTTCGCTAACGAACAATTAGAAGAACAAAGTAAAGTTGTTTCTATGCATGAAGAATTATTCTCGGTTCAAGGTGTAACCTATGCAGCGGCTGCGAGCGGCTTTGGTCGTGGATTTGAAGCGGATGATTATGATACCTATACTGTTTATACAGACGAAGAACCTCCTCGCTACGACTACGCTATTGGAGTTCGGGGGGACAGTATGCTACCAAAATATGAGCAAGGGGATATGCTCTATATTGTAGATAGAGGTATGTCAACATATAACGGTCAACTGTGTATCGTTGTCCACAACGGACAAACTTATTTTAAGAAAGTATATACAGAAGAAGACGGACTTAGATTAGTATCTCTCAACAAGAAATATAACGATATTTTTATTGACTACCCACCAGCAGAAGATACTTATATCAAAATCTATGACGTTGTCGGCAGTTTTACACCCGTAGAAATGTAATTGAATAGATAGCGTTAACGGCGGTTTTTGCCAAAAAATAAAATTGAATAGCTATTGATGAAAAATGAAATGAACGTTTTTGTTGACTTTATCGCACAATAGTTGTACTATATGTACATAGGATTAGGTCAGGAAGCGTACGGCGCCCTGGCCATTTTTGTTTTTATAAAAAATGGAGCAACAACATGAAAGAATATAAAACTTTTAATCAACAAATGATGATTTTAAGAGGGCGAGGGATGACTGTTCCCACTGACGGGAGACCTAAACGTTTTCTAGAACAAGAAAATTACTATAATGTCATCAATGGATACAAAGATTTATTCTTAAAGCGAGACGCCAATGGTAGGGCTATTGTTCCAGAAGAATATCTAGACGGAACTCATTTTAACGAATTAAAGAAATTATTTTTGTTCGATAGAGAGCTACGCATATTATTTTTAAAGTATTTATTAATATTCGAAAACTCAATAAAAACAACTATCGCTCACACATTTTCTAAAAAATACCCACGTAAAAACTCTTACCTAGATTTAAGTAACTTTGTAGATGATAATCCTAAACAAGTTCTCAATCAGATTTCAATACTCACCAAGACTATTCATGACAAAGTTGGACAGCATGGTTCTGTTAAGCACTATATCGAAGGGCATGGAGAGATTCCTCTGTGGGTGCTTGTTAATTACTTAACCATAGGAAACATTTCTCATTTCTACAGCATTCTTACTCAACCGCTGAAAGAAGAGATAACAAAATTTTACAGCAATAAATATAATAAACAAATTTACACAGATAAAAAACTACGCTTGTCTCCAGAAGATTTAGGAGCGGCATTAAAAGCGACTAATCTTATCAGAAATGCTTGCGCACACGATGAAAGACTGTACAATATTAGCTTGAAAAATATTAGGATTCGCAACCTATCTCAATTTTATGGTATCCAAAATATAGATAACAAAAAATTAATAGTTATGATTATTTATTTAAAAACGGTATTAGATAAACAATATTTTTCTAAATTTTACGACGAATTAATTAAATTATTCGGGAGATATCAAGACAGTTTTAGTACAGTTGAGTTTAATGATGTACTATCTTCTATGGGGATAAATTTAACTGAACTGCTCAAAATCAAATAAAAAAACCCCACGCTCAAATTTGGTCGGTGCGAGCGTGAGGCAAATCTAGTACAAGAAAACAGGCATTAAAAAGCCCATTTTCTTGTACCCATTTTAACAGAAAAATGAGGTGAAAACAATGGCATTTTATCGAAAATTAGGTTCTGGGTGGGAGTATCGCATCACCTATCGTGACAGTCAAGGTAAAAAAAGAGAAAAATCAAAACGTGGATTTAAAACAAAAACACTTGCAAAAGTCGCTGCTCAGCAAGCAGAAATTGATTTAAACACGCTGACCGCTGACCTTTTAGATATTACTGTTTTAGACTACAACAAGCGTTGGGCAGACATATATAAAAAGCCTCACATTACCGCAAAGACGTGGCAGACATACACCAAAAATTTTAAGCACATCGAACATTATTTTGGGACTCGGAAGCTCAAGAGTATCACACACACCTTTTATCAGCAAGTCCTTAATGATTTTGGCACAAAAGTAGCTCAACAAACTCTGGATAAATTTCATTATCAAATCAAGGGTGCTTGTAAAATGGCCATTCGTGATGGCATTATTAGGGATAATTTTGCCGATGGGGCCATCGTTAGATCGCAAAAACCCGCTAAAGAAGAGTCAGAGAAATTCATGGAAGAATCAGAATACCTCACCTTTATCAAGGTTGCCAAAAGCAAAGTCAAGTACCCATCATACCTGACAACGTATATCATAGCCGTCACCGGTTTACGATTTGCAGAGGTTCAAGGGTTGACTTGGAAAGACATTGATTTTGAGAATGGCTATATCGATATTAATAAAACTTTTGATTATTCAATTTCTCAAAATTTCGGTCCGACCAAAAACGAGCAGTCCATCAGGAAGGTACCGATTGATAAAAATAGCCTTGAGATACTAAGAAATTTTAAGAGCGACTATTATCAGGATAATAAACTCGGTCGTGTATGCTTTGGAGCGTCAAATAATGCAACGAACAAAGTTATAAAAAGAGTGACCGGCAGAAATCTAACCAATCACTCGCTAAGGCATACTTACGCTTCTTATTTGATAGCGCAGGGCGTTGATTTAATATCAGTATCCAAGCTGTTGGGGCACGAAAATCTCAACATCACACTCAAAGTTTACGCTCATCAGATAGAAAGTTTGAAAGAAAAAAATGACCATTTAGTGAAGGACATTTTTTTAAATATCTAA